TTTTTTTTGTTGATATATATCAAAAGTAATCATGGGTCTATTTAAAGACTGTGGCTGTGGCTGCAATGGTAAGAAGCAGCAAGAAAAGTTAATCATTTCCATCATCTCGGGTCTCACATTTTTCGTCGTTGCGAACCCCGAGACTTTCCGCATCGTCAGGCGAATCTTGGGTTCTTGGATCTCCACCCCCACTGGGTGCCCCTCCACTCTGGGTCTCCTCGTACACACCCTCGTATTCATCCTCGTTGTTTGGGGTATGATGAACATCAAGAAGGAAGGTGGTGGTTGTGGCTGTGGTGGTAAAAAGAAGAAGAGTGGATGTGGATGTGGTACCAAGACTATTGTGGCTGCCCCCCCTAGCATGGCTGATGCACCCGATCCCAAACCCGATTTCGGTGAACCCCAAATCGAACTGACCAACAGTGGTCGTACCCTAGAGCCCATGGACGTGTCCTCGGATGGGGTCCTTTTCAATTAAATAACAGCATTTTCCAGTCAATTTTGTAAATTGATAGCAAAATGTTTAAAACTCCTCATCGAAACCGATTTCATCTGAGGTGTCATCCATCTTTCCGTAGTCACCCACCCGCTTCTCAAAGAAGTTTGTCTTCCCATCTAGGGAAATATTTTCCATGAAGTCGAAAGGATTTTTGGAGTTCCAAATTGGGGGTTGACCAATCTGTTTAAGTAAACGATCAGAAACGTACTCGATATATTCTGACATCTTTTCGGAGTTCATGCCAATCAGTTTGCATGGAAGCGCATCTAAAATGAAGTTCTTCTCAATTTCGACAGCCTCTTTGATGATTGTATGAAGTGTCTCCGTCGACGGTTTGTTACGGAGTTGTTTAAATAATTCGACAGCAAACTCTTGGTGAAGCCCTTCATCTCGAGAGATGAGCTCATTACTAAAACAGAGACCAGGCATGAGTCCTCTTTTCTTTAGCCAGTAAATGGCACAAAAACTTCCAGAAAAGAAGATGCCTTCGACACAAGCGAAAGCGAAGAGACGTTCAGCGAATGGGCGAGATGTGTCGAACCATTTCAGAGCCCAGTTGGCTTTTCTTTCGATACAGGGTACAGTTTGAATAGCCTCAAAGAGTTGTTTCTTTTCAGTAGGATCTTTGATATATTTATCGATAAGTTTGGAGTAGGTCTCACCGTGAACCATTTCATTGTGAGATTGATAGGCATAGAATGAGCGAGCTTCAGATATTTGCACCTCATCAGCAAAGTTGTTATTAATATTTTCAAAAACGATTCCATCGGACCCAGCAAAAAACGCCAGGATATACTTTATAAACTTCTGTTCATTATCATTGAGTGTTTTCCAGTCGTCCATATCCTTAGATATATCTACCTCTTCAGCAGTCCAATTGGACATTTGAGCCTTCTTATAGAGTTCCCAGAGATCTGGATACTTCAGGGGGAAGACAGTGAATCTGTTTAGGGTGGGGGCGAGAATTGGTTCGTATTCATCTTCCATGTAGTCTTGAAAATCAAAGTATGTTCCGATGTGACGTCCGTCGATAGATATTTGAGGGTAGGTTGTTATGTTGTCACCACATAACCGTTGGAGTTCTTCTTTGTCCACCATTACCTTTTCGTGGTCGAGACCCTCCGATTCACACAGGGTCTTCGCGTGGTCGCAATACTGACAGCCTTCCTTCGAATAAATAGTAACTTTCATCTGTGATATTATCCCTTATATTTTTTTGGTTGAAAACTCTAAGCATGATTGTGCCCTCTGAAATAAATCAAAATGATATAGTCAAAGTACTAGTTAACGAAGATGGTGTAGAAGACGAAATGTACGGGATTGTTGGTATGAACACTGGCAATACTCTCGGCCTGAGATATCTCAACCCCACTGAACTTTTTTATAAGAATGCTTGTGTATACGAACTGGAAACCGAGACTCTTTCTCCCGCACCTTATGAAAGTTTGATGGAACACTACCCAAGTGGAACAACATTCTCTGATCTTGAAATGAAATCCCTCGGTATGAACAGATTTGCAATGTACAGTGAAATCGATGTCGAAGACAGTGACAGTGACTTATATGATGAGGGTGCTGAAGACGAATCCGACCTCGAAGGCTTTGTCGTCTCTGATAGTGAAGTCGTAGGTCAAGATATTGCCTTACCCCCTGGTCATAAAGCGATTGATAAAGAATGGAATGAATGGGAACCCACCACTTCTGGTGGAAAGAGTTTCAAGGAAACTATCGATCTCATCGAAAGTCGTGTCAGACGCCTAAGTCAGTGATGCGTTTTTTGAAAGTCTAAAAAAGGTTGCTACATTCAAAAACAATGCTAGCAACTATATGGTCCGAACTGGACGCCCTATTACCAAAGAAACCCGATGAAAAGCCAGTGAATACTCATTTATGTAAAAAATGCTCAAGTGTAAAAGTTATCACCAGAGAAGGATTACCAACATGTTCAGAATGTGGACTCGTTGATTCCTATTTTGTGGATGATACCGCAGAATGGACCAGTGGTGTGACCGATGACGGAAAAGTGAATGACCCGTCGAGATGTGGCAACCCAAATGCAAACCCAGAACTCTTTTCACAGAACTGGGGCAAAGGAACTGTCATCGCGACACAACGTGGATCTACGTACGAAAACAAGAGGATGGCGAAGATTAACTTTCATATGTCTATGAATCATAAGGATCGATCTCTTTTCCATGCGTACAAAGACATCGATGAAGCGTGTCACACTTTACCAGATTCGGTACTCAAAGATGCAAAGATGATGTACAGGAAATTCAATGGTGAAAAATTGACCCGTGGTGCAGTGCGTCTAGGTATCAAGGCGAATTGTGTACTTTACGCATGTCGTCTTGCCCAAATTCCTCGAACAACTAAAGAAATTGCGGATATGTTTGGTATTCAATCCAAAGATGTAAGTCGAACAACCCAAATATTCAAAGACAATATTCTCGGTGCGACCAAAAAGAACTATGTGACGAAAGCGTTTGATGTGATGCAACGACTTCTAAATTCTTTCAGTGTCACACGAGAAGAACGCCTCGGATGTAACAAAATGTGTAATGCCACAGAGGACTGTGTAGATCTTATGAGTAAGACTCCAAACAGTGTGGCTTCTGCGATTATTTACATCGTACTAGGAGATAAAGTGACGAAAAATGAAATGTGTGAGAAATGTTCAGTGTCCATTCCGACACTGAATAAGATTGAGGTGATTATAAAAAAATACTTAGAGGCTACGTGTGAAAAATAGTATATGAAGAAGTTGTTTCTTTCAACACCCTGTTATGGTGGATTATGCTTGGAAAAGTATATGACTAGTATTATTAGACTTCAACTACTTTTAATAAAAGAAGGAATTCAACTCTATCTCGACACGACTGAAAATGAATCTCTCGTACACCGTGCTCGTAATGTAGCTGTAGGACGTTTTATGCAAAAGACTGATTGTGAACTCTTCATGTTTATTGATGCAGATGTTCATTTCGACCCCGAAGCGGTCGTGCGTCTCGTTAATTCTGGACACGATGTTTCCGTCGCGTGTTACCCAAAGAAGGTTGTCATGTGGGATCAAGCTGCAAATGCTGTAAAGAGGGGTGACGACCGTGATATGTCCATGCTTTCCTCAAGTCTCGTGATCAACTTTGGTGCAAACAAACGCCCTATTGAGAATGGATTCATCGAAATTCTCGACGGACCCACAGGATTTATGGTTATCAAGAGGTCGGTATTCAAAACCCTAGAGGAAAAGTTTCCAGACCTGTGGTGTAAGAATGATCACCAAAACCGAGACTTTGATGATTATCATGCCTGCTTTGATTGTATGATTGATCCAACGAATCGTAGATACCTTTCTGAGGATTACGCATTTTGTCGCCGTTGGCAACAAACCGATGGGAAAATTTATGCCGATGTGAATACCACACTTGGGCATGTCGGAAACTTACCCTTTTCTGGATGTCTCAATGATAGGCTTAAGGCTTAGAGTATAGACTGAGCTATGAAGCTTGTGACAATCATAGTCACTCGATCTAAATCCTGTCATGTGAAAACACTTCATACCGTTTTACGTATGACTATGAAATGTCTCGAAAGAAAAGTGGATAATAAAATTGAGTATGTCAATGATGACACATTGGATAAGATTGAAAAAATTCAAAGTTATATGAAATCTCACGATCGTATCATCTTCATCGATTTTGGTATTAATATGGATGATGAATCGATGAATCAATTTTTTGAACCACACGATGGTGTAGGGTGCCTAGTGTTTCCAGGTGTAAAGGATGGTATTGATTGGGATCTTTTTAAAAAGAAGGTTCGAGAAAATTCCACCGAACCAGTTGGACAGATGGGGCTTCACTTTGACACGGTTGTAGGTAGTGCAATTTCTAAAGATATTCGTAAAGTTGATTCAACCACAGCGAAAGCGTGGATGATGAACACAAATAATGTTTTGAAAAATATCAAAGATAAGAAGACTGGAAACTGGAAACTGGCTCCAGATATGTTTCAGAAACTTTTACAACAAGGTGTTAAAGTTTATGCATTTACGGCAGCTAAGTTGACAATGACTTATACGCATGAATGTATCAGTAATATTCTCAACGCCGCAGGTGTCAAAGTAAATTAAAGTTTAAGGTTGAACATAAAACATGTCCACCCCACTTCACAAATATGTCATAGACTTTATACATGCTCGATGGGGAAGTAAAGAGTACTTTCCTGGACCACAGCCAATCTCGATCGAACATAGACATTTCCCTATACTCAAAGGGGGTGATTATGTAGTCTGTGAAAAGACGGATGGAGAACGACACATGATGGTTGCGCTCACGTATGAAGGAAAACGAAAATGTCTATTTGTCAATCGGGCTTTTAATATGTTTGAAGTTCCTATCAATTTGAAGAAGAATGTATATGATGGAACGATTCTTGATGGTGAACTTTATGAAGGGACGCTGATGGTCTATGATGCTGTCCTTGTGGCGGGACAATCTGTGTGGAACAAGAATCTCACAGAACGCCTTGATGCCGCGAGGGGTTTGATGAAGTCTGTGATCTATATGAAATCAGACCAATATCGTCTCAAGTGCAAGACGTTTCATCATATGAGAGATTTTGAGACGTTCATGGATGTGTATCTCCCAACAGTTGATCAGAAGATTGACGGTCTCGTGTTCACCCCTATCAATGATCCGATACGTATTGGAACACATGAGACAATGTTCAAATGGAAGCCACAAGAGAAGAATACAGTGGACTTTCTCATGAAGAGAGAACCTTCGAGAGAAACACCAGGGTTTAAACCAGGTATACCATCATGGCGTCTGTATGTACAGGAAAAGGGGAAGTTTTATTTTGAGAGTGAGATTCCTCACAATCGTATGGAAGATGAACCCTGGTTCGAAGATGGTGCCATAGTTGAATGTAAATATGTAACTTGGGAAGAGCCGATGTGGTGGAAACCCCTAAAGAGGAGGACGGATAAGACACACCCCAATAACCGCCGAACATTTTACCGAACCATCGTGAACATCAAAGAGAATATTAAGATGAAGGAGTTTTTAGATTGTAGACCATGAAATAGAATCCAGCCTCGTCAGGAAGTGGGTGTTCTCGAACACTGTCATCATCCGCCAAAAACCATTTGTTTCTACGCTTTATCATCCCCACATAGTGACCATCATTTTGATTACCGACATGTACAGCACTCGCGATGAGATTGTATTCATACTTGTCGATGATGATATTTTCTATGATTTGAACATGACTCTTGCGATCGAATGAAACCATGAGAACTTGTGGCAACTTTGAAAAGAGCATACGAGTTGTCGCGACATTGTGCACATTACCTTGGGTATCTTCAAAGTTTTCGAGTACATTCCAATTTGTACTTTTTTTGAGCATTTCACTCATATCCTTTCCCTCAGATGTTATCAAATGAACGCTAAAGTCCTCTTCATTTGATGATTTTCCACCCGGCCAAACCGTTTCTTGAACCTTTTTACCATAGAACCAATGCTTGATTTCAGGTCTCGAAGTCTCGAGGATATCGATTATACACAATATAGTCTCTTGTACATCATGCTGTTCGTTCGATCTAAACCGAGGAAACCTTATTCTAAATTCTAAAAGAAGTGAATGTACGTCAACGTTGTCCTGACCTTTAGTCCAGAACGTCTTCACGAATGTCCCATATGTTTGGGTGAATGCACAATCACCTTTATATGGTTCCTTAATGAAGTAGTTTGTCAAAGCGGGGATGTGCAATAGACATTGAAGGGCTGTGTTGAAATAACAAGTATTTCCACGATTTTCGAGACCCTTCATTGAATTTTATGTATAAAAAAGGCTTAAGAGAAAGACGCATTTGTAAAAAGTTAAGAAAAATGAATCTCACCGAAAGAGTACTCCCGATTTTCGAAGCCCACAAGGGTGAAGGTGACATCGAGGTTGAAATACGTCTCGGAAAACATAATGGATCCTTCTTTGATACGAATGTTGGTAAAGATACTTGGAAACGAGTGCTCCAGGGTCTCAAGAAGTATGATGGATGGGAAAGTGTGAAGATGACGACAGCTGATGTATACTACAACGATGCGAACAATGTTCGTATCACCTGCGACGAAGAGTCTGGGGAACAGACCATGATCCAAAAAATCAGTGTGATCAAGGAAGACTTCAAAAGGGACCCCCTCGATATGCGTTTCTGTGTCGCTCGTGAGATCCCCACCTCTGGGGAGTATGAGATGGATCGTAAGCGGAGCAAGACTCGTCACTCCTTCGTGCGTAAAAACCTGAGTATCGACATGACTATCTCTTCGGGTGACAATGCTGATATGGATTCTGAGGAGGAGGCGAGTTATCAGATTGAGTTGGAGATTGTCAAGCCCTCAGATGTTGATTCGATTTACAAGTTCCAAAATATTCTTCAGAAGATTGATGACCTCTGTAAACTAATTTCTCCGTAAATATAAATGATCTACATTATCCTTGCGATCATACTCCTAGCGTTGATGTACGAGAAGCGTTCAAAGTCTGAGGAAGTTGAGGGTTCCAAAAACTTCTATGTGAGTGAGGGTGCGTCAAAGAAGATGTATCTTCAAATGCATAAGGATGGGCTAGGGCGCGACGCGCTAAAGATGTTTGTTCAACTCGAGGATCAATTTCTCGGAATTGAGCGAACATCTGTGTGTACAGGTATGCCTTACATAGTTCAAGCTATTCTTATTTCTAATAAAATTAAAGAAACATTCCCCAAATATGATTTCTCGTATCACACTATTCATCTCAAACAAATTGCTGAACCAAACAAAATCGTGAATCGCACAATCAAGTGCTAATCGAGTTCAACATATTGAAGAGTTGCCATAGGAGCATTTTGTGCTTGGGACTCTCCATTTCAGTATACCTACCAATAACATGCATGATGAGATTGTTATCATCTTCTTCATTTTCATCACGTTTTAGGTTATTCTTGTGTATGTAGTCAGCAGCTACATAAATCATGGCATCTAGGAACTCTTCGCGTGCCATATGGAGCCAGGAGTTCACCGGTGTGTCATCATCGACCCGAACCCCGTGATTATACTTGGTTAACCCGAACTCTAACCGCTCGGTTAATTCCTTTAGGACGCCCATTTGAATTAGCATTCGCTCGAAACTTTAACCAATACTTCCTATATTCAACCATTCTACTATTAGAGGGGGCTGTCTTCCTACTCAAGATATAGTTGGCAGCCGCACGACGATAGTTGTTCCTAAGGTTGAGTGCGATACCATTGACACTCACAATGTTCATTAGGTATTTCACTTCAAGTTCTCTCCTTCTCTCCATCTTCCAACGGCTGACGACATTCTTCTTTACCAAGTCTATATCCTTTTTGAAAGCGATACCAGTTTTGTTCTTCTTATTGATTATGTTAAGCGCTGTCTTCATATTGCGTACATCCTGGTTGAGATTGGGTTTATATTTCTTCATCCAAGTCTCACCATAGAGTTTGGTGATATCTTTGCGAATCGAGTTCTCGTCGAGACCCCTCTTTTTCATGACTTCACTCTTCTTCACATCGAGTTTCGCATTGGCAACTGTACGTTGTACTTGTCTTTTGCTAGGTTTAGGTGGGGGTGGAGGGGGTTTGGGTTTGGGTTTGGATAGATCATTTCGTACAGCTTGAATTTTCTTACACAAGGTCTTCTTAGTTTCTTTCTCACCAGGTTTGATCTTAAGAATCCCAGCGATACGAACAAGTTCATCCTTTTTCATGTCTGTACATATCTTGCGACCAACTCTGAATGCATTACCATTACCATTGAGTCTGACATTTTCATTCTTTTGAGTATTTTTGAAAGTCACATTCTTTTTATTGGAAAGCTTTTTGATTCTATTGCGAATCTCATCTTTGGTTGCGAGCCTAGAACCATTAATGTTTTTTATCCTAAAGTTGACAACACCCTTGCGCCTAGCAAGTGCTACGAGTTCAGTTTTTGACATGCGTTGATTCTCATCCGAGTTTCTTTTGGTGTATTTTCTCTTTGGTGAAACAGATTTCTTCTTTGGCTTCGACATAGACTTACCAGCTTTTACACCTTTATCAAAAAACCCAGTAACAGTAACCTGACCATCTTCATACAATTTTCCAATTAAATCTTTCGCGGTGTCGTACCCTTTGAGCATACTACCAGGGGTTTTCGCACCTACAACCTGAATGTTACCACTTTTCGAAAAAATCAAAGTCGCCCCTTCAATGGGTATATAAAGGAAGGGTGTCAGTTCTTCAATGATCGACATGTTTGTGATACCGTACATTCTCTGCCGACTCGCGATCATAGGTAAACTGTTAAAAAGACCATTGATTCTAAACTTCCCACTCAAATTGTTATAGGTAAAAGGGTTATATAAGAACTGTTGGCGCTCTGTATAAGTATTAACGATAAAACGACGAAGAAGTTCGGGTTGATTCATGATATTCGTTCCGATAAATCCACCAGAGAATCGAATCTTACCATTTCGGTAAATATTTACAGTACCCCCCTTACTTTCGGTGTCATTGGAAAGTGTGATCATGAACTGTACACTAGCGAAGTTTTTATTAAGAGAACCCTTAGGGCCAGCGTTTCGAGTATGAGAGAAACCCGTCTGAAACTGGCCATAAATACCTTTTATCTCGCGTGTCTCTACATAAAGACCCTCACCGATAGGTGTTTTTGGCAGCGGCGACTTCTTTACCAGCATTTTTTTAAGATCGATGACGGTATCTTTTTGTGCAAACCCAGAATCAACATTAGCGTTGAACATACCTGGGTTGAATTTACTGAATTGTAGAGGGGTTACTACTGGTACATCAAACTCTTGAACCAAGTTTTCGATCATTTTTTCATCATTTGCAGAGAGTTGCACATCATTAAATTCATTTTCTAATGGAGAATCCTCAAATTGTTTAAACGCACCAGCATATGATCGATCATTAACCAAGTTCCTCTGAAGACGTTGAGGAACCTGAACCTGACGAGGCATGGGGCGCATTTGGCGTGGTGGAGTACGAAATCCCGCAGCACGTTCACGCTCTTTACGAAGCATGGTTTCTTCGAGTTCTCTCGCAAACTCATCGTTTGAGTTTGAGTTTGAGTTGGAGTTTTGTGACTGAACCTGAACGCCAGATTGCCTGACAAATTCTTTGACACTCTGGCTCATATTACTATTGGTCACGATTTTTTTAATAGTCCTTGGAAAAGGTGGCATTATCCATCACTACATCGACACCATAAATGACAGGTTGGCTGGGGTAATAATCTCCATTGTATGTTACTTCAGCATTCCTAACTTCGAGTTCTCTTGAACTGAACGGTCCCACATAGAAATCGGGATTGAACTTTTGCTTCCCAAGGTTGTTGGCTTGACAATGTTGATTGAAAACCTGTACGAAGATCTTCTGGGGTACGAAGCAGTCCTTGCCATACTTGATGTTTGTCGACTCTAGGAAGTTGTGGAGTGTATTCGCCACCATTGCCACCTGCTTCTGGATGATCTTGAAATACGGTGGAACGGCATTCCAGATGTCTCTGTTGCGGTACTTGTTTGCGTAATCTAGGTAACCTCTTACACATTTTAGAAGGATGATTGGAAGTTCAGTCTCAAGCTTCTTATCGAGATGTGGGTCTGCTTCACGCACCTGCTTCGTAAAGTTCCATGCGAGGATACGACGTAGTACAGAACCCGAGTTATCTTTCCAGTTCGGGATTTCATTACCCGCAAGAACACCAGGAACCGTCCACACCATTGAAGCAGCAGTCTTGTTCTTCACTGCAACAGAAACGCTTTCACCTGATACAATCGATTGGAACTCCGCCTGTTCGAGTGCTAGGTCAGCCTTAATCTCAGGGGCGACGAACATGAAGGAATCCTTGATCGCAGAAAGACCGAACTTTCTTTCAATATTGTTCGCAAGGGTTCCGACATCTTCCTTTTCATAAAACCTCTCAAACACCTTCGTCAGGAGAGTGGACTTACCTGAACCAGCAATACCTTTGAAGAATGGAATCACCTGCCAGCTATCGAGCTCACCGACATCGTAACAGAGGCGGCCTCCCATCGCATAGGCCCAGTGACACACTTCTGGTTCGAATTGTTGATACTTCAGGATAGAGTCGAAAAATGGGGTGGGAATGTCTTGCCAGTTCTCAATATGAGAAAAATCATCAAACTGCTGATCGAAATACTTACAGGCGACAATCGTCGGGTCTAGACAAGCAAACTCCTTACTTTCGTATGGGTAGAAACGACAGTCATGCACTCCACGATCAGGTAACCACTCTTTACCGACAAATACTCCATTTTTAAACGCCCACACATGACGCCTCTTTACGATCTCTGGAAATTGTGGATCGATACAAGTTGAAATATTGTCAACCACTTCACGGAACACAGAGCCACGACTCGTAAAGTTCTTCCAGTTATCGAAGTTGTCATCCTTCTGTGCGATAGTGTACACGAACTGTTTGATGTCAAACCTGGGAACCCATGCACGAGTACCACGACGATCGAACGTTTTGATTTCTTCACAGCACTGTCCCTTGTATCGACGATATCCACAATTGTAAAGTTCATCAAGGGTGTACAATAGGCACTTTTGATAGGGTGTACAATCATCGATGGCATCTTCATCCATCGTAGATGGGTCAGAGATGGAACTCGCCTCTGGTTTAGCTGTGGGGTTGACAACACGTTCATACGAAATGTAGTGTCTACGGATGTTATCGTATCCATCGGTCAATTGCTTCAATACATTATTAATACGTTTGATGGGGGTAGTGCCTTCATCCGAAATTTCTTTTTCAATTTTAAGTTCTGATACATGATTTTTTAGTTCGACAAGAAAACGACGTTGGTTATCACGAAGACGCTTAATAGATAATATGTCGATCCTGTCAACCCTGGGGTTATTGTTTTCATCCCAGTTAGAGTGATGCATATACTGACGATATCCAATTTCACGAGCATTCCTAAAATCTTCTGTCCTGAGATCCCAATGTAATTCAAATTGTGTGATCGTATCAATCAACTGTTCACCATTCATCGACTGGATTTGCTGCTTCTGCAACTCCGCGAGTGCTTCAAACCTATTGGGTTCCTTATCGATGAAGTGGGTACCTTCCATTTAACTAATTACAATTTTTTCCTCTAAGCAGATTTCAACTCACTCAAAATCTTTATAAGTATTTTGTTTTGGGTTTGCATTTGTTGACCAATCGTTACTAAGGCTGAACACACTGTGTCACCGTCTGGGGTCGCCATCAGGGATGTCATGAGCCCGGCAATATCCAAACCCTCATCTTCCTCATCTTCGATATCAAAGTCTTCGAGTTCATCATCGGTGACAATCTCACCCTCTTCAATCTCATCCTCTGTCATGTCATCCTCGGTGACTTCTTCAATTTCATCTTCGGGGATTTCTTCAGGCTGTTTCGACATTTGATGTAGACTGAGAAAAATCAGTATCGATAAATGCGCGTTTGGTCAGAATTATTTTCTCTGCCTATAGTACAACAACTCTCAAAATGGCCGGTGGTCTCATGCAACTCGTAGCTTACGGTGCCCAGGATGTCTACCTTACCGGTAACCCTGAGGTGACCTTCTTCCAGGCCAAATACAAGCGCCACACTAACTTCGCGATGGAGAACATCGAGCAGACCGTCAACGGTACTGCCGCCAACTCCGGTCGCGTGTCCGTCACCATCGCCCGTAACGGTGACCTTGTCGGTGACATGTACCTCGAACTCGAGTCCGATGTCGACACCTCCGCCCTGGCGTGCTGGGTCGCCGAGCGTGCCGTTAACAACGTCGAGCTTTCCATCGGTGGTCAGCGCATCGACAAGCACTACCAGAAGTGGTGGCGTTTGTACTCAGAGCTTTACTTGGATGAGTCCAAGAAGGCCACTTACGGTAAGATGACCACTGCCATCAACGGCAAGACTGTCTACCTGCCCCTCTTCTTCTTCTTCAACAGGAACCCCGGTTTGTACTTGCCCCTGATCGCCCTTCAGTACCACGAAGTGCGCATCGACATCGACCTGGCGTCGGACTTCTCCACCTACTGCAACACCTCTGTGTTCAAGGTGTGGGCCAACTACATCTACCTGGACACCGAAGAGCGTCGCCGCTTCGCCCAGAAGGGTCACGAATACCTGATCGAGCAGGTGCAGCACACTGGTACTGACACCGTCGACACTGGTTCCACCAAGCAGGTTCGGTTGTCCTACAACCACCCCGTCAAGGAGCTTGTGTGGTGCTTCTCCAACACCGTCGCGACGTCTTCCCTGTGGAACTTCACCACTGACACCAACAACATCGTCCTTGAGTCCAACGTGTCCGGCATCGACTCCAACTGCCTCGTGCCCACCTCCCTCTACGGTGCTCCCATGCTTCACGTCGGTGACGCCGGTTCCTCCGCGGAGTTCACTGAAGAAGCCGTTGGTCCCCTCAACACCTTCAAGCTCATCCTCAACGGCCAAGACCGTTTCAAGGAACAGAAGGGCAAGTACTTCAACCAGGTCCAAGCCTTCAACCACCACACTGGCTCGCCCTACGCTGGTGTCTACTCGTACTCTTTCGCGATCAAGCCCGAAGAGCACCAGCCCACTGGTACCTGCAACTTCTCGCGCATCGATAACGCGCAGGTTGCGGTCACTGCCAACACCCTCAACGGTGCGACTTCCATGCACATGTTCGCCACTAACTACAACGTCCTCCGCATCCAGAGCGGCATGGGTGGTCTCGCCTTCTCCAACTAATTTGTTGGTTTCGGTCTGTTAGTACATTAAATCAAAAAACTCATTTTTAAAATGCACAATTAATGCTATTTAAAAACGAAAATACTTTGGGTAGTATGTTAGCTCTAGGTCAAACCTCAATCCTGATTTATGCTATTAGACGACGACGAACCTATCGACAAACCCGACGCAGTCAAGTGTGCGGTACGTCACAGACGTTGCGAAGGATGTCCGTTTAATGACTTCTTCAAACCCGAGAACCCACTTAAATAGAAACCACCCCTTGTAGATAATGTTCAAGAAAGT